TGAAGTCTGTGATATATTTTGTTCCGTAGGCTGTTGAGGCTTGCTTCCACCTTTACCCATTATTTATCTCCATTTTGTAAGCTATATAATCTGGTTTCCAATTGTATTTCTTTAATACTCTTATCCATGCTTTTCTTCCATAACCTTCTAGTAACTGACAATCACAATCTTTTGCAAATGCTGTAAGTGTTTTCATAACTAAAGGCATCCATTCTACCATTCTGCTTCCCCCTATCCAGTCCATAGATAGAGATTTTTTATTTGGGTATTTTACAACTCTAGTTGTAATGCCCGCTACTACTTTATTTTCTTTTTTTGTTTCATCTATAACTAACCACAAAGCATAATTTCCTTCTTTTATATCTTGATAAACATCATCTATATGAAATTTACCACTGCTTGTATTGACTGCTTTAGCAATCATTAAAGCTACGTCATTCCAAACAACATCTAAAGCTTCTTTAGGAATGGCTGTAAATATCATGCAGGCATCATCATGCTAGATGGCACTGCAGGTGGTTGTGTTTTGCCTCCTGTTCTCATCTCTCTAACTCTATCCATCATATTATACAATTCACTTGAGCCTGCATCACTAGATCCATTGCCTATTCCGCTAACAACATCTGCAGGAACAACAAACTCACCATCGCTTAAAAGAACATCTTGATCTTGACCTAATGAAGCAGGAATCATATCAGCCATGCCGTCACCTGCTCCTTCTACCATGCCATCAGCTTGTTTAGGCATACCGCTAATTTCTCCTGATTGAACCTTACTCACTAAATCTTGTAAAGCTTCTTGACCAAATTGAGCTATAAATTGACCTAAAATAATTTTTTGTTGATCTTCATTTTGAATTTCTCCTTGTATAATATCAATGGCTCCACTAATAAGTTCTTTATCATTTAACTTACCTTCTTGCGTTTCTCCCATTCCACCTAATCCCATATCCATAGCAGCTTGATCTTCTAACTCGCCACCTTCAGCATAATTTGTAGCCATATTGTAATTAAATTCAGGATTTGCACCACCTAAATATCCTGAGTCAGGAAACATAGAGGTGTTTTTAATAATTTTACCTTCTGGAAATTCTCTTTTTTCTTTTTCTGCCTGCTCTGCTGGAGACAACATGCTATCTGCAGCAAGTCCACCTAAACCAGCTCCAATTGCTTCTGGTCTTGTTAACTGAGACATAATTCCAGACTCAGCCATTGGAGCATAACCTGCTCCAGACATTATTGGTATATTACCAGCCCCACTTGCTAATGCTTCTCCTGCTCCCGCTCCAGCACCTGCCATCCCCGGAGCAGAACCAAATCCATATCCCGGTAAAGATCCGCCAGCCATGTTGCCACCTGCGCCACCCATTTGACCGCCCATGTAACCACCAAGACCACCCAAAGCAGCTGCGCCTAATGCATCCTCTGTACTGCCTCCTTGTAATAAAGAGCCCACACCGCTACCAATGGCGCCAGCCATTGCTGCGTTTGTTAAGCCTAATCCAGCAGGCCCTAACACCATTGGCGCTGCTAAACCTAATATTGTTGATAGCATATTCATGTTAAGCTCCTATTGCTTTCATTCTTTGAACTAGTCTTTCAGCTCTGTTTGTTACTTGTTTGTACCATTTTGAATCTGTCATCTCTATAGATGCCTTTTCCCAATGACCTTTATCCACAGCTGCCTTTAGCTTACTAAATTTTGACAGTCTTGTGTAGCCTAAATTATACATCATATTGCATAAGATCATTTTTGTTTCTTCAGGCAAGCTGTAAAAGTTTACGTAAAGTTTTTCACAGTCTTCCACAGTTCCTTGTATATCATCATTAAAGCAAGAGTTAATTCTTTTTCTACTTACTGGAGTACCTACTGGCATACCATATTCAGGATCATTCTTTTTAACCAAATGTCCAATTCCAAAAGTTTCTAATTTTAAATGATCTAAATAAATTTCTTCTACATTTCCTTCGTCAGATTCTATCTCTTCTCTTAATTTACTTATATCCAACTTTATCTCCCTTGCTTTTGTCTTAAAGACTTAACATGTTTTTTATAAAAATAATTTCCTATTGTATTAAAAAATATAGAAATCTTTAACCAAACATGTACCATTATCTTTTCTTTATTATTTTAGTTAATGTTTTAGCCTGACCCGCATGTAACTTAGATGCTTTGTTAAGACCTTTAATAACTTTTTTAACTGTTGATTTGTTTTTCTTTTTCATTATTTCCTCTTTATCATTTTCATTGCTTGCCCTACGCCTTTAATACCAAACGAACTACTAACTGCTATAAATAATAAATACTGATACCACTCTGGCAAAGTATTTAATACTTCAAATCCTGACCTAACATACTCTGTCATACTAGGAATAAAAACTAAAATCGCTGGAGCTAAAAGGACAATTAAAGCAAATTCATCTTTCCAACTTGAATCTGTAGCTTCTGCCATGGATTTTTCCCACGCTATTTCACCTGATGCTACTTTATCAGCAACTGCTGCTTTTGATCTTGCTTGAGCCACTTTAGCCTGACCATCTGCCTTTACTTTTTCTACTTTTGATTCCATCCACGAACTAGCTAAGTTAGCTATTGGCCCTATTAACGCTGCAAACATTTTATACTCCTTAATATATCTTAGTTGTTTTTGGATCTATACTAGGTATTAATTTACACATACATTGATACAATTCTTTTTTTTCTTTTTTCATAATAACTTGATTATGTAATTTATTTTTATAAGATAAACAATTATTAACATCTTTAAAATATATTCCACCTTCTAATTTTAGTCCTAAATAACAGACTAACATGAATACTGACATTTAAATTGAACTTGTAGAAGTTCTAGTTTTAATAAACTCTTGAATACCTACAACAATATGCAATCTATTTGCTGTTGCTGCAGTGGCTTTTATTATCTCCCCACCATTTAATATTAAATCTTTAGTCAATAATTCTACTGTGCCACTTGCACCAATTGCTTTTACATGAAATAAACTAAAAACAGCACCTGCTGTATCTGTTAAAGTTATAGTTATAGTGTCTGCGTTTCCTGAATCTTCTGAAACTAATATAGAATTTATTATAGATGAATTAAAATCAGCTCCACTTGGTGCTGTATATATAACTGTAGCGTTAGTTGTTGTTAAATCTTTTTTAACATTTCTTAAACCTTGAACGTATTGAGGTATACTATTAACTAACATTATCTTTTTCCATCTTCTCTAACATCTACTCTTGGGGTTCCTAATTTATACTTGCAACCTAAAGCAGTTGATTCAATTTTTAATGCAATGCTTCTGCCTCTTATACGAAAATCTAATTTCTCTGTATAAGTTTCTACAGGTGAAGTTGCCGATCTTTCTGTTGATTTACTTTCTGTTTGAGAAAATTCAGAACCGGGAAATTGTTTGGCTTTAATTGTAAAATTTACAGAAGGGCTTACGCTTGTTGATCCATTAAATGTAATGTCAGGAATAACCCTATTTACAGAAATAAAAGAATCACCTTCTGTTAAAGGCATTGGAGCTGTCTCTATAAAAGACACCATCGCTGTGCCATCATCGTCATATCCAGTCTCATGGTTATAAAGAAAAGATGACCCAGTTGCTAAAGGCAATGTTCTTATTCCTCTATCTAGCCAAGCATCTCTAGCTAAAGTTCCGTAATACCAAACTTGTTCTGAGTAATTAAATATAACATAAGCATCAATTTCATCGCTATCTTTTGTAGGATAAAACCAAAAAATTTCTGAAAACTCTGAATTAACGCCTGCATGAACTTTATCTTTTTGAGCAAAATTAAAATTTAAAAAAACTTTATCTTTTACTGTGCAAGGCAATCTGTTTGTTTGATTAGAATAAGAATAAAAAGAATCAAGCCCCATCCAGTAAACAGAATCATCAACTGCAATTGCTGCAAATGGACTCATAATAGTAATGTTTTTAGAAAGCTCTTGTAATCCAAATGTAAAAGGAGGACCTAAAAACCTCATAGAATGTAAAGTCTTATTAGTAAAAACTAATATTTGTTGTTTTGTTTCTACAGCTTGTATAAAAGTAGAGCCACCACCTAATCTTAAATCTCCTGCGGTATTGGTTGGAGTAGGAAACCAATCTATTGCATTTTCTTGACTAGAAAATCTAATTAATAAAGGATCTAAAACTCCATCACCATTTACATCGGTGTCAGAAGCTCCAAACCCATCGCATCCAAACGCTATTACATGACGATCTTGATCTGAAACTAAAATCTGTTTAGCTACTTGTGGTATACTTGTTTTTGTTCCGGTAAGACTATTTAACTTAACAGCTCTAGTTGAAAATCCATTGGTTCTGTCCCAATAAAATAATCCACTATTTAAAGGATTTAATAATAAATCTTCACCAAAATTATCATGAGACCATAATCTTATTTGGTTACCAGCAACTGTAATTGATGCTGCACTTCCCCATCCTACAAAATCATCTGTCCCTAAAGCATTCCCTAAAACTAATCTTACTGTTGAGCCATCATCATGAGCTACTGCAGTTGTTCCACTATGACCTCTTGTAACATTTAATTCATTATTGTCAGTATCACCAGCAACAAGCATAAGTTCTTGATCAACTAATATAACATCACCAGCCGTAGTTATGCCAGTTTCATCAATAACTTCTATAGCTGTTTCACTATTATCTAAAGCTTCATCTAATAAAGTAGTTAATGCATTATTTGTAAAGCCACCCCATTGACCTGCTCCCCAACCAGTTCCTGCTACAGTTGAGTCTGTACCTGTGTTAATTTGAAATGCAGCCGTCACACTTCCAGAACTTTTTGCAGCACTTGTAGCCGCTGATGTAGCGTCAGCTCCAACATCTATTTTAAATTTACTAGCATCAACTATAGCAGTAATTTTTTTCTCACCATTAAATTTAGCTGCGGCAATGCCACCTAAAGCAGTGTCAGCTAATGTAAACGTAACAAAATCATTTTCGTTACATCCATGATTTGCTAAATTAACAATAACAATGCTTGATGCGTTTATAGTAGTAAAAGTTATACCAGAAGTAACCGTAGCTCTTAATGGTGTTATATCATTATATGATCCACCTTCTTCTATATAATATTTTAAATGAGTTCCTAAACCTAGGTAATCTGATCCATCTAAAGCCACCCAGTTATGCATTCTTCTTGCTGTGCCTTCATATGTATTAATATTTTGTTTTACCCAGCCTCCTATTTTTTCAGGATAACCTAATCTAAATCTAATTTTGTCGCCATCAACATACCCGCTTTCATTACTGTACGCAGTTATATCTGAAACAATACCAGCTTTAAATTTTAATGCTCTTATAGTCATTGATTATCCTTAATTATCAAAACAAGTAACATAAGCTATGTCACAATCACTAGCTCCCCTTTGAGAAGATTCAGAAGGTGTAGCAGCAAAATGTTGAACCTGAACAGTTCCTGCAGCTTGAGCTCTAACAGTTACTTCTCCTACATTCCTATTAGTGCCATCGTCATCTCCTGTTGTAACATTTACAGCATAGTTTGCATCTCCAAGATTAGTATTAATTGCTATTGTAAAATCACCAACACTATTATCGGTAATGCCACTAGTGTTTAAAGAATCAGTTATAGCAGCCGTACCTCGCACAGCTACTTTTGACCACATACCAACAACACCTATTGCCGAAGCAAGCATTGAAGCCTCAACTGCATTTGCAGCTATTGTAACAG